GAGTCTGTTTTTATTACAGATAGCATTAGTTGTTCTATGTTAGGTATGAATGTTGATATGATGAAACAATATATTAAATTTGTTGGTGATAGATTATTAATACAATTAGGTTATAATAAAATCTATAATGTATCCAATCCTTTTGATTTTATGGAAAATATTAGTGTTGAAAATAAAACTAATTTTTTTGAAGATAGAGTGAGTAATTATAGTAAGGCTGGAGTTTGTGGTAAAGAAGAAGATAAAGAGTTTGATTTAGAGGCTGATTTCTAATTAATATACATTATTTTATATGTCTATTATTAGTACGTAATTTAGTGATAGTTATATCATTTTGAATTTCATCAGGTAATATATATAAATCTATTTTCTCACCGTTAAGTAATTGTTGTTGTATATTTCTTTTTGATTGATAATATAATGCTAAAATGGTTGGTTCTATTTTTACAATTATAGCTGATTCTCCAAAAATAGGTTTAAAAAGTATAGAGTGTGACATACCATATATTATTTTGTTAGAACCATCATTTAATAAAATAACATAAGGTAATGTTATAGATGTATATTTTGGTATAGTAAATAAATTTTTATAGTGTGTTATGGTTTCTTTTGATGAGTTAAAAGATACATACATTTTATACTATATTGGACTAATAAGAAGGTTAAACTCATTATTGTCTTTTGCTAAAGCAATATAAAGTAAAGTTTTATCTTCATTTATACTTATTTGCCTATTAATCTTTTCATTATAATTATAAATATAATTTACCCTACCCCAGTCATTTTTCTAACAATTGAACTATTTTTACTTTTATGCGTTAAACGTTTTTTGTTTTAGTGTTTTTAGGAGTTTTAACTCTTTTAAACCCTTTTGAAGATTTATACCCTTTTGAAGATTTAGACTTCTTCATAGTATTTTTACTTTTGTAAGACACATGCATTTAAAATAATTAATAATTGATAATAAAATTTAGAATTTGAAAAGTGTGTATCAATATACTTATATTACACAAAAAAAATAAGTTTAAAAAAATAAGGTTTTAAAAAATAAGTTTTAATTATTTATGCTTGTAAAATATTAATATCGTATCTATGTGTATTAAAATGGTCTTCTTCAATTGTATCTTTAGTAATAAATCGCACAACTTTAACAGGTAGTTTTTGTCCTAAGCGAACAGCACGACCAATAGCCTGTGCTTCAACAGCTTTAGTATTTTCAATTTCGCTTTGTAATACATCAATAAATATAATATGATTTGCTTCGGTAAGATTACTTCCACTATTACTTCTCTCACTACTTAACATAATAACACGATATGTATCATCTTTTTTAAATTTATTAATATTTTTATTAATCACATAGTTGTTTCCAGAACAATATATAAATTTAATATTAAATTCATCTAATGTTTTTCCAATCATTTTTAACATTTTATCATATTGACTGAAAATAATAACCCGATTTAAAGGATTTATAAATAAATTGTGTAAATATTCTACTAGTGCTGACATTTTACTACCATATTTATTAATACATTTTGATTTCCATTCATAACCTAATTTCTTTTCTAAAGGTGTAAGGTCTTTAATTGTGGTATTATCTATAAGTACTTCTATTGTACCACTCGGTTCTGGTATATTTTCATTAATTTCTTCAGGTTTCTTATTAACCATATCAATATTTGTAATATTAAGTGTTTTAAAGTCAACAACACTACGACATTCAGGGCAATTAAATTTAGATGTTAAATTTTTAGATAATTTTTTAGCACATACAAGACAAAATATATGTCTGCATAATGTAACTGCGATTTCATTTAAATCATCAAAACATATAATACAAGGGTCTTGTGTTTTATCTTTAATAAAATCATTGTTTGAAAATAATCTAATTTGATTATTAATACGTAATTTATCACTTTCATATAGATTTAATTTTTTAACATTTTTATGAATTTCGTGTTTAATATGTATATGACCTAACATAGTAGCATATTCAGAACATTTTAAAGGTATAAATTCATTTTTATTCCAGTTTTTATTCCAAATGTGAAACAAATGATCTTTAATAACATATAAATTATTTGCTAAAACAATTTGTATTGATTCTGGATTATGACATACATCAAAAGCACATAAAACACTGTATATAATTTCACAATTAGAACGTATTCTATTATTATCTAAATCTTTAAATTTACTATTAATCTCTTCTAAAAATTCATTACTAATTTTTTCATCAAGATTTAAAGATGTAATATAATTAAGTAATTCTATCCAATTATGTAATTTATGTTGTAACTCAACATTATTTTTAATAATGTGTGTTTTAAATAAGTCTAATTCTTTTAATTGTTTATTAAATTTAGAAATCATATTAGAATTAAGTTGTTCTAGAGTTAAGATTTCTGGTTCACTATTATTATCAACGCTATCTTGATTTTCTAAGTGAATTTCATTATTAATTAAAATATTAGTGCACATTAAGAATAATGTTTTTAATTTAAGAGTATCATTAATATTTCTATTAGCACGAATACTATTATAAATATTTCGTTCAATATTATTTTGTTCTACATAAATAATATCTTCTGTAAAAATTGGTATATTTAATAATATTTTTACATCTTTTTTAAATGTTTTTTTAAATATTTCATTTAATAATAAATCCATAGTTGTATTAGACATTCCTGATGTATCACGTAAATATCTTATTTTACTAATTTTTTCCAGAGTAGTATCATTAGGATTATTTTTATTTAAAAATTGGACTAATCCAATTAATGTATCAAGTCCTTTTTCAGTAGGTGTTCCTGTCATAGCCCATTTATAATTTGATTGTAAAGAACATAAATTTTCATATAAGAATTGATTATCGCGTGTAAGAGATTTTTCTCTATTAATAAGTTTCCCTACAGACGATGAAAAGAATTTAACTGTTGGTGAAAGTTTTTCGTGTGCTTCATCAAGAATAACACGGTTCCATTTTATTTTAAAAATATTAAATTCATTCGAAAACCTACAAATTTTATTAGTTTTTCCATTAATCGTATCACTAGTCTTTTCAGGTTGATGAAATTTTTTAAATGCTTTTACTTTATTAGAATCGATAATACGTTCAGTTTCACCTTCATAATATTGATTAAGATTATTATTTTCAACCTGATTAATATAACTTAAATAATTAGAATTAGATAATAAATTAATTGAAACAATATAAACATCATATAATTGTTCTGACATATAATCATTTTCAATAGTATTAATTTTATTTGCCGATTTAGAATTATGACAATCTAAATATGTATTAGCATAATAATAAGTATCTTCTTCTTCAATAACATCATCATCTTTTTCAATAACTATAGGTTCATTAATAGTATCAATATTAATTAAATTTGCTAAAGTAGTATCTACTGTAGTTTCTAATTCATTATGTTTAGTTTCAATACTAACATTGTCACTAGTTTTATTACTATCTTTATGTGTAGAGGATTTAATTCCTTTTTTCAATTTAATAAGTTTTGTCTGTTCATTTTTAATATTATTCGTTTGTGCTTTTAACATTAACTTATTAATTTTAAGTTGTGTTTTTGATAGTTTTTCTTTTTTATCATTACTAGTAGCATTAACATCATTAACACTAACATCATTAACACTTTTAGTTTCTAAAATAATTTCATTATGAATAGGATTATTACTTGTAATAATAGAATTGGTTGGTTTATTTATGTTGGATTGTTTAGTTTTTTTAGATGATTTAACATTAGAATTTTCAGTTTTAAGTTGTTGACTAGAAAATTCTTGTAATTCTTTTTCTAAAGATTTAATACTATGTATTCCTACCAATACTTTTGCCCTAAGATTAAATTTATCTTTAACATATTTTTCAATTTCACTTTCCCATTGGGAAGTTAATCTACTTGGAACAATAATTAAGTTATTGAATTCAAACCCTTTATCTAGAGGATCTTTAAATGTTTCACATTGTTCTAAATTAGGAGTTTTTAATAATTCATTAACTTCTTTTTTGTAATTATTATATTTTAATATATCATTTTTTAATTTAATAACTAAATGTGAAATAATTGTAAGTGTTTTACCAAGTCCAACTTCATCACAAATTGCTCCTCCACAAAATTCTATTTTTTTATTATATTTTTTTATATAATCATTTTCTTTAATAATACTATTAATCATATTTAAATCATTATTATATAATCCACGATTATAATATTTTTTATTATTTGAATTTAATAATGCTACTAAACTTTTAGTATTAGTAATATCAGTTTGATTTTTCATTACAATATAATATTTGTAGGTATCACTTTTAATAATATAATTTTTATTAAGAACTTCAGGAATATATGATTTTAAAGTATATATAAAAGATTTAATAGCATCACTATCTTCATAATTATCATAATTTAATAATGTATATGGATTTGAGTAACATTCACTCATTACATTATGATTGTCTATTTTATCTTCCAATTGAAGCATCCATAATAAATTATTTTTTTGATAATCAAATAAGTTTAAATTTATATTTTTATCTAATAAACAACATAATTTTTTATAGGTATTTGAGTTTGTATCAGATATTTCATATGTTTTATTAATTTCATGATTAGTAATTTTATAATTATCATCATTATATTTATTTTCAATAGTAATACTAAAAAATCTACTAAGTGTAAATAAATCTGCTTTTAATTTCATATGTATTAAATCATTTAAAACTTGTTTAGACACATAAAATTCAAATATATCATTTCTTTTATCCGTAATATTATCATATGAAAATAAAAATATTGGGTATGGTTCTATAGTGTCACTTTCATCAATACTTTCCTCAATACTTTCCTCATTACTTTCCTCAATACTTTCCTCATTACTAATTTTATTATAAGTTAATCTAGAATAATTATTACATACATATCGGAGGTATACTAAAGTTTTATAACTATTTAATTCTCCTTCAAATGTTAATTTTAAACCTAAATTTGTAGTGTATAATAAATGTTCTCTAAAATAAGGGTCAATTTTCAATAATCTACTTTTAAGTCTGGCAAGTTCAAATTGATGTATGTGTATTTGATTTTGGTGCCTTATAATACTACTATCATTTTCTGTTTTTGTTCGTAATAATTTTTCTAGTGTACTATTAATTCTGCTAATTTCATTATTATAATAAATTATTTCATCAAGATATTTATTATGATTAATTTCTATTTTATTACAATTATAATTAAATTTAGTATCAAATGCTAATCTAAGTGGTAAAGCGTCTTTATAATTAATATTTACAAATTTCTTTTGTGTAATATATAAATATGAAAATACATTAAAATAAATATTTTCTATATATGATTTTAAATCTGTAGTTTTATACTTAATTTCATTATTAATAATAAGTTTATGATTTGTAAATACATCAACTACATTATCAGGTTGTTTATAAATATCATTCCAAATTTGAATAACTAATGCGTCATTTTCAGTCTTATAAGGAATAATAGATTTAGTAAATAAATATTGATTTTCATATCCATTATGATTAAATAAATTATAATTAGTATCATAGTCAATAGTTTCACTAGATAATAGTTTATTTAATAGAATTAAAATATTTTTAATTATGTTATCATTTAACATATTACTTTTTTTATAGTTTAATAAACTTTGATTAAACATTGATTTATTTGTATTCACTGTTTTATATGTATCAAATTCAATGTTTTTATAAAAAGTTAATAAATTATTTAAAGGAATTGTTAAATATTCAGCAAATATATATTGTGTATGTTCATCATTTTTATAATTACTACTCGAACAATTAAATAAAATAGGATTTTCTTTATTATAGTAAGTAATATTTTGATTTAATGCATAATAATTTGAATAATTATTGGTTTTATGTTTTTTACCAACACAATCAACTGTTTTTGATACCATTGTATAATTTGATTTATCAACATTGTTAATTTTCATAAATAATTCATTTACTAATGTAAATTTAATTAAAACAATATTATTATATTTATTAGAACATAAATATTCATCAGTATCATTACAATTAATAGTATTGAAAATGTGTAATATTAGTTTATTTACAGTAATAGAATCATATTCTTCACTAAATTGTTCTTTAATATTATTCATTAACTCAACTTTAGAATTTGGTTTATAATAAGCATAATATTTTGTTTCCATTTTATAGTTTAATAGTAGTTATTTAGTTTTTAAACGTATTTATTCTTTTTAATAAGTTTTATATATAAGTTATAGTTTTCAAGTCTTTAAATTAGATTTTTTAGTATATATTCTAATTTAAAGTTTATAAAAATAAAATAAAAAAATAAATCAATTTTTAAATAATGTAAATTATAATTTTAATTATAAATTATAATTATTTTATAAGCCTAATTATTCTATAAACTATTAATATATTCCCAATTTAAATCTTTACATATGTTTTTCCATATTTGGTCTTGTTGATGTAATTTAGTGCGTGATTTTAATAATTGAAAACAGGCTAAATATTCATCTAGTTCTAGCAATTCAAAGAATTTATACATAACATAATTATAGGATAAGAAATTTTTTCTTTCAACAGGGCAATATTTTTCAAAAGGTATTTGAATTGCTTTAAACATTCCTCTAATAATTTCTTCAATTTCAGGAGCAATAACTGGTGGTGGTAATCCATTTAATTGATTTATAATATAAGGTATATGTTCATAATAATCATTTTTCTTGATTTTTTTAAGTATGGTTCTCATTTTATCTGGTGTAATTAAAGACATATTTTTAATACGTTCTTTTTTAATTTCAACAATAATATCATTATAAACTGTTTCTGGAATATCAGTTGTTTCTTTGGCTTGAAATTGTGCTAAAAATTCATTTAGATGATTAATACGTTTATAGCAAAATGATGTCATTTCTTTAGGAGGTTCTTTAAAACTTGGCTTATCACTATCTACAATTATATTTTCAATATAACCACAGTTAGGACACGTAAGTTGTCCCGAGTTATTATTTAAAAGCATTTCAATAGAACATTTTATACATTTATCAAAATAATTTTTATTTTTAGAGTCATTGGTTGTATTAATATAGTTTTTATCTATTAATTTCATAAATTTATCATAGATAATATCTTTATTTATATTTTTTACTATTTTATTATAATTATTATTTAATATTGTATTTAAAATATCATTTTCATTTATCTTTTTATCTTCAGCATTTTCATCTTCAGCATTTTCATCTTCAGCATTTTCATCTTCAGCATTTTCATCTTCAGTATTTTCATCTTCAACATTTTCATCTTTATCATTTTCATCTTCTGTATTTTCATCTTTATTATTTTTATTTTCTTCAATTTCATTTTCATTTAAAGTATTATAATTATGTTCTTGATTTACAACATTATAATAATTATTTATTAATTTACCTGTTTTTAACATATACTCATTTTGTTCAATATTATGTTCTATTTTATAAATTTCGTTTTCAATTTCTTTTTTTTTATCATCATAATCCCATATTTTTTGCTGTAATTCAATATTAATTATAACTTCTGACGCATTTTTATTATTTAATTCATTTAGTTTATTTTTTATTTTAGTTAACTCTTTATAATAATTATTTAAATTATCTTTATTATTTGTAAATGATTTTAATATATTATTGTGTTTTGCGTCAAGAGTTTGCCTTTCGTCTATTAATAATCGATTTTTAGTTTTGTTTTTAAAAGCCATATAAATATTTAAAATAATAAAAAAATAATTAAACTATTACTATACTTAATATAATCTTTAAGTATAATGGGCTTATCCTCTAATAAATAATTGTGGTTTAGATATTATAAGTATAGTTAATTTAGTTAATAGGATATTATGTTTAAATTAAATAAATTTACATATTTTTAATTTAAACATAATATCCTATTAAATATTAATTTAGATTACTGTTTTTCTATCTTCCATTAATATATATACAATACGTATATTAATGTTTATAAAACTTATATGCTTTCAACCCTAAGGTATAAAACCGAAATGAAATTGAGAAAGTAATTAGTATATAGTGCATTGATATAATAGTAATTTAAATATTATGAATTTGACAGAAAGAACACCACATATACTAGGATGCACGTCAATAATAAAAGAACTTAAATGTTATTATATAGTATATATTTTAATGTTACATTAAAATATAGTTTGAAATTAATTATTTAATTAAATAATTAAAAATAAATATCTACTTTAAATATAATAACCGTCAAATAAGTTCAAGGCTTTAAAAAGCTCTTTTAGGTTTATCATTTAATAAACACACCCGTTTATTTAAGGATAAGCCTAATTAAAAAAATAGTAAATATGAAAATTAAAAATTGATTTATAAAATATAATTTTAGCATATATATTAACTAAATATACTAAAAATTGTATTTAAATAAATTGTAAAACATATTAATTAAATAAAAATGTCATCAACTAATGAATCAACTTCTTTTATATCACCCATATCTAAACATTTTAGAAAAGATAAATTAACAATAAATATAACTGATAAACCTTCTATTGAAGATTTAAAACAACTTGAAAATGAAGAAAAATTTTGCTTTAAATTTAATAATAAAACAAAAAATACATATATAGATTGTCATAAAGATGAAGATTATTATATGGATTTTTATAGAACATTTGGAAAACCTTATATATATGGATTATATGAAAAAAATAATGAAACTAAAGAAAGTAAAATTATTGGAACAGTTAGTTTAATTTATCGCTATGATACAAAAGTATGTCATATTATGGATTTAAAAATTAAAAAATCCAATCGGGGAACTGGATGTGTAAATAAATTGATTCGCTCTACATTATTTAGTAGAGTTTTAAATAATAAAGGATATTACGCAATTTCTATGAATACAAATACAATTGTTGAAAATTTAACATCTAAAATTGTATTACCTAAAATGAAAAGTAGAGGTAAAATGTTTATCTATCTTATTTCATTTGATGAATTAAATAAATGTTTAGTAACATTATCTTCTTTCTATTGTAGTGAAATTGGATTTATTGATAATAATAAAAGGCGTATGTTTGTAGATAATACAACAAAAAAAGGATATAAATTATTACATTTACATCATAACGCTAATTATAAAGAAGAAATTGATTTTACTGAACCACAACGTGGATATCATTATTGCTTTTCTATTCACGAAAGTAATGAGTATATTATACAAGACTTAAAAGAAAAATTTAAAATTACATCAAGTTCTAGTGCAACAATTTATAGTAATGACTTTAAAACTGATTGGTCTAAATTTGTTAAAACATTTGAAATCTAAGTAAGTTTACCAAAATAAGTTTTTAGAAAAAACTTAACAAAAACTAAGTTAAAAAAATTAAAAATTTATAAAAATTAGAAAAACTATTTAGTATTAGTTTTTGTTAAGTTTTTTTTAAAAACTTAAACTTAGTCAATACCTAAAAATTCATTTTCATAAATTTTAAATATTTTTCTATCTTTATCACCATTTAATAATCCTTCTTTTAAAGTTTCATTACTCATTAAAAATTCAAAGAAGGTTATAAATTTTTTAAGTCTATCCAGAATGATTTCATTTGTATAATCACTATCATAATTAACTTCATTCACATATATCGTTCGCACACCTTTTTTATTTGTATAAGATTCAACTAAATATGCTTTTACAAATCCTAAAGAATGTAAATAAAGTTGTACTTGTATATTTTCATAATCACGCACTTTTTTAAATAAAGCTTTTTGGCGCATTTTAGCTTCAACTAATTCATTTTCAGTTGTAATAGCATCGTATTTACCAATAAGTATCCATTCAATTGGTAGTTTAGGATTTTCAATACTCATTGGAATATTAACCCATGCTTGAGTATTTAGTAATGTTTTTTCACTTAATCTACAAAATTCATCTAGAACAGAATCCTCATTCGTGATACCGTGTTGTTTATTTGTAATAGAACATACTTTATTAGTTAAATCTATTTTTTGTTTATCTGTTAATTGTGTTTGTTCATTAATATATTTTTTAATATCTTCTTGTTTAGAAACCATATCATTACTTGTTTTAGTTGTATTTGAATTAAGTGCTTTGACTTGTTCTAAAATAGTTGTTCCAGAAGCATTATCAATTTCCCAAAGATCATTATATTCATTTGATGTAGCAATCGTTTCTTTTTTATCTTTTAATTTTTGTTCTACTAATTTAAAATTATCAGGATCATATTTACGCCATAGTTCACAAGTATTCTTTGGAAAATTATTGTAATTGTCTAACCCAATAAGCGGGGCGATTTGAGAAATAGATATAGTTAAACGTTTTGACATTTCTAGAGATTATTAAATATTAATTAATATTTATTAAATAAAAGTTTTAATTATTTTTAAATCAATTTTTATATTAAACTAAACTACATTAAATTAATTTTTATTTGTTTTTTGCTTTTGCTTCTTCAGTATCCAATCTTCTTTTTTCTTCCATTTCAGCTTCAATTTCATCTATATCAACACATTTACCTGTTTCTTGATCACATACCATAGAACCTGTTTTACTACGTGATTTAATTGTAAGATGTGCTAATGTAAATACTAATCCTGGAACATAAAATAAACTTGTTAAAATAAAACTATATATTATTTTATTTATATTTTCAAATTGAAATAATACTTTTATTGTATCCCAAGTTATATATGGAAATTCATCCAGTAAAAAATCATTAACTATTTCTAACATTTCACCTAAAGGTGGAAAAATAACTGTAATTAAAATTTTAAATAAATTAGTAGGTATTACAACAATACCATGTCCTATACCACCATAGAGAGACTTATCAAATAAATCATAATCATTGGAATAGATTTTATTTTCTACGTAATCAGTTTTTCCTAAATTACTCATTTTTTAGTTTATAATTATTTTTTTATTACATATTTTATTATGATATTTTATTCTAATATATAAAACTAAATTATATTATTATTTATTCATTATTAAAATAATTATCTGAATATAAAAATGCTTTATCTTTTTCAGAAATATTTCTTAATGTATAAACTAATCCAGGTATATAAAATAATGTGGTTAATAAAAAACTATATACTATTTTATTAATATTTTCATATGTAAGTAAATTTTTTATAACTTTCCAATTTAAATATGGAAATCCAAATGTAAGATCATTATCAATACAATTCATAATTTCTCCTAAAGGTGGAAAAATAATAGTTATAATAATTTTAAAAAAATTAGTTGGTAAGCAAAAACTACCATAACCTAATCCACCATACATAACTTTATCATATAAAGTCCATTTATTTACATCAATATCATTTTCCATTTCTGTTTAACTTATTAATAAATTACTTATTGTATATTATTTATTTATATATTATTTATATAAATATTATTTATATAAATAATATTAAATTTTATTAACTTATTATTGATATAGATTTTTTATAATTTATATATTAAAAAATTTAAAATTTGATATGTATTTTTAAAAATTAAATAAATAAAAAAAAATAAGTAAATTTAAAAAAAACTTAGAGCAAAATAAAAGATAAGAGCTATTATAACAATAAATCCAATTGTGCTATAAAATGCACCAACTGTTGTTTCATCAACATCTATAACAATATGTTCTTTATTATATTTACTTAATTCATATGCTTCATACTGGTCAGCATATCTATTATTATTTGTTACAACAAATACGTATATAATTCCTGCTAAATAATTTACATATGTTAATAATAAGCATACAAGTATTGAAAACCAACCATATAATCCTTTACTTAAAAATAGTCCAAAAGGAGGCATTAATACATTCATCGTGTATCTAAAAAATTTAGTACTAATTGCTGTTCCTTTTACAAGGTCTGTAACAGATTCTGGTATAATACCTGTAAAATTACCAAATATCATATTATAAATCCATTTAAATGCGTAATGGGTGATATCAAATATAAAGAAGACGAATCGTAAAATCAAATAAAGTATTATATCTATAAGATATAATACTATACCTGTAATTGGTCCTGGTCTTCCTAACATACCAGATAATTGGTCTTCATTTTCTATATTTTTTTTCCTAGCCCAATGTTTTTTAGAAACATAACTAAAATCATCAGGACTTTTATAATTATAATTGTAATAATCTATTTTTGACATTTTTATTTAACTATTATTTAATTGTAATTTTATTATTTAATTATTAATTATTAATTTATTTTTTATTATTGTTTATCTTATATATATCATATAAAAATAATTTATTAATTAAATTTTATTTAAATAAATGAAAAAAAATTTAAAAATAAATATAATTTGCTTATCCTTAATAAATGAGAGTGGTTTATATATTATAAGTATAGTTTATTTAGTTAGTTAATAATATAATGTATAATTTAATTTGCACTAAAAAATAATATCCTATTAAATATTAAGTTAGATTACTGTTTTTCTATCTACAATTGATATATATATATACCATTAAAAAGTTAAATCGACAGACAATATGTATATTAATGTTTATAAAACTTATATGCTTTCAACCCTAAGGTATAAAACCGAAATGAAATGGAGAAAGTAATTAGTATATAGTGCCTTGATATAGTAGTAATTTAAATATTATGAATTTGACAGAAGGAACGCCACATATACTAGGACGCAAGTCAATAATAAAAGAACTTAACCATTATTATATAGTATATATTTTAATGTAATATTAAAATATAGTTTGAAATTAATTATTTAATTAAATAATTAAAAATAAATATTTACTTTAAATATAATAACCGTCAACTATGTTCAATGCGTTTAAAAGCTCTTTTGGCTTTATCAATTTATAAACACTCTCATTTATTTAATGATAAGCCTAATCATAATATATTATGAATAAATAACTAGTAGGGCATATACTAACCCAGGTATATAAAAAAGTAATGTTAGAAATATACATACAATTATATTAAGCCATCCTGTTAAACCCATATCCATAAATACACCAATTGGAGGACATAATATAGTTCCTAGAACAACACTAAAAGGAACAGTATTACTATTTGTTAAATAACATTTTTTACCTTTATTTTTATTTAAGTTTTTAAAGTATTTACTTTCTCTATCATTTTTTGTAAGTCCTGATTGGTCCCATCCCCAAAAGCCTTGCATCCAGGTTCCCATTAAATTAACTGAAAATGATAATAGTGTCATAAATATATCTACAGGTAATCTACAAAATGCAAGAGTTAGTGTAATTAAACTATTAAAAAAATCTCTTAGAAAATTAATAGGATTTAATAAATCTAGAACTACCCATACTATAAATTGTATTAACCACCATACTAACATTATTAACCACATAACTATTTTATATAACAACATAACAAACTCCCAAATTTGAAACACTGCATTAAAAAGTGAACTTAAACCACCTCCACCTTTATTTTTTTCAATAATAGTTAAAAATAAAGTATTTATATTATTATTTTTTATATAATTATATATATTTGTATTTTTTGAAAGTAATTTATTATTATGTAAACTGTAAAAATCATTGTATTTATTATAGTTTAAATTATAAATAGTTAATTTATTATTAATAAAATTGAGTATGTCTTCTAAAATACATATATGTTTTGGTATTAATTTTAAATCAATATAAGTATTATTTATATACATATGACTATTTTTCAAATTCTTATTTATAGTTGTTACATTCATTATTATTTATATATTATTTATATTAGGATTATCCTTACATAAACGATTGTGTTTATAAATTGATAAACCCAAAAAGAGCTTTTAAAAGCCTTAAACTTATTTGAGGGTTATTATATTTAAAGTAGATATTTATTTTAAATTATTTAATTAAATAATTAATTTCAAACTATATTTTAATATTACATTAAAATATATACTAGTATTATCCTTAAATAAATGTGAGTGTTTATAAATTAAAAAATTCAAAAGATATTTTAAAAGTCTTAAACTTATTTGACGGTTATTATATTTAAAGTAGATATTTATTTTTAATTATTTAATTTAATTATTTAAAGTAATTATATTTATTTTTTAATTTTTTTTCATTTATTTAATTAATCAATATTAATCATCATTATAAATATTTATGAATAAATAACTAACAAAGCATATACTAATCCAGGTATATAAAAGAGTAATGTAAGAAAAATACATACAATTATATTAAGCCATCCAGTTAAGCCCATATCCATAAATACACCTATTGGAGGACATAATATAGTTCCTAGAACAACACTAAAAGGAACCGTATTACTATTCGTTAAATAACATTTTTTACCTTTATTTTTATTTAAGTTTTTAAAATATTTACTTTCTCTATCATTTTTTGTAAGTCCAGATTGGTCCCATCCCCAAAATCCTTGCATCCATGTTCCCATTAAATTAACAGAAAATGATAATAGTGTCATAAATATATCTACAGGTATTCTACAAATTGCTAATACTAATATAATTAATGTATTAAAAAAATCTCCAAGAAAATTAAGAGGATTTAATAAATCTACTACTACCCATAATATAAATTGTAATAACCACCAAGTTAACATTGCCAACCAAATAACTAGATTTAATAACTTAACAAATAACTCACCAATATCTTCAAAAGGTGCTATTATTGGTTTAAAAATAATATTAATAATAGCATCAACAGCATCCATTAATCCTGGAATACCACCTTTAACTTTGTATAAACATTTAATAGTATTAAACACATTATTTATAATTTTTTTATTATAATTATTATCAATAATAATATCATTAACAAAAGTTTGATATTTTATTAATTTATTATTATGAATAAAATAATAGTGATTTATATTTTGTTTTAAATTATGTTTATCAGTATCTGAAAGAGTTTGAATAAATACATCTAATAATGTTAGATTAACATTATTTATATTATTGTTCACATTATTTATATTATTGTTAACATTATTTATATTATTGTTCACATTATTTTTCACATTATTTATATAATTTTTATTATTATATATATGATTATAAATATATGTCTTATTATCAAATTCTAATAAAAATTTAACCATTATAAAAAAATTATTATTAGTTAATATTTATGAATATATTTAATGTTATAAAATAAAATTATAGTTTAAGCAAATAATAAATAAGTTAAGCAAATAAATATTTATCTAATTTACTAATTTCAGTAAGTTTATCTAGACTTTCGACATTAATTTTTTTTTGTTTAGCAAGATGTTCTTTTTCAGCTTGTAATTTTAAGTGTTGTTGTTGTTTTTTTATTTTTTCTAATTCTTCATAATTTTCAGGTTTCATATAATTATTTTCAACAACGACATTCATTAATTTATTATTTGTATTATTATCTATGACTTGTTGAGATTTTAAATTAACGATTATTTTATCAAACCCTAATAAATTTTGAAATAATAATTCAGGTCTATCTATTAAAGGTATAACATAATCAATGGTTTCAGTTATATAGAGTATAGACCATATTATATAATTTTGTTTTCTTTTTATTGATGAGGGTGTAAAATTATTAATATAGAGACCCCATAGATTTTGTATTTGTTTATTCCATTCGGAAGTTGTAGTATAAGAACATTTTAACTTGGCAATTTTATTTATGACCTCCCAAATTAACCATAATATATCTTTAAAATATTTAGCATCTATACCTTGAATAGGTCTTAAAGCACATTCATATTTACCATATTTTTTAGAATTAATTTTCTCCCATTCAATAATCCAACTTAACCAATATAATGTTTTATTACTATTTTTATTATACATATGATAAGCCATTTCATTTATAGCAATACGTATTTCACTTGGGTCTTCATCTTGTATAATTGTTTCTATTAGTTTATTATTTTTTGCTTCTAATTTGGATTTAAATATATCAATAATAAATTCATTTTTCTTTATTTTTGGTAAAGTATATAGTTTATGTTTTCTAGACAATACTAATACAGAAATCATTTCAGCAAGTAATAATCTAATAGTAGGATGATTACGTAATAATAATACATTTTCTTTATCATATTTTTTATTATTTATAATTGTTTCCCATTGATAATTTTTATTATATAAAAATTCAGGTAATTTTGGATTATAGATGTTAATAGATTTACTTGCTAGAGATAATAATTTATTCCATAATGGCGTAATAAGACCTGAAAGAAAAAGTTGTAGTGCCCAATGTAATGCTGGTTCTATTTTATCTTCAAAGATTGCTTTTTCTAATGCTGAACTTACTCTATTAATATTATAACCACCAAATGTTTGATTTTTAAAGTCTTTTAATGTTCTACTATCCATAATTTTACAGGTGTCTGATAGTGTAGGGATATTTAAATCTAGTGATACTGTTTTTGATATATCATTTTTATTTATGGAAGTCATAGTATATTTAGATGTTGTAATAGACATTTTTAAAGTATTTTTAGTTTTTACTTAAACTTAAATTTATATTACTTATTTATTTACCATTGTAAAACGAAATTATATAATTAAATTTAATTTTTTAATATTTTTAATATAAAATATAAAAATAGAATAATATAATGGGATTATCCTTAAATAAATGAGCGTGGTTTATATATTATAAGTATAGTTTATTTAGTTAATAATATAATGTATAATTTAATTTGCACTAAAATTAATTACATATTTTTTAATTTAAACAAAATTACTTATTTATTAAGTTAGAATACTGTTTTTCTATCTTATATTGATATATATATATATATATAAGATTAAAAAGTTAAAGCGACACACAATACTTATATTAATGTTTATAAAACTTATATGCTTTCAAACCTAATTTATAAAACCAAACTGAAATAGAGAAAGTAATTAGTGTATAGTGCCTTGATATAGTAGTAATTTAAATATTATAAATTTTACAGAAGGAACACAACATATACTAGGACGCAAGTCAATAATAAAAGAACTTAACCGTTATTGTATAGTATATATTTTAATGTAATATTAAAATATAGTTTGAAATTAAGTATTTAATTAAATTAAATAATTAAAAATAAATATATACTTTAAATATAATAACCTTCAAATAAGTTCAAGGCTTGTAAAAGCTCTTTTGGGTTTATCAATTTATAAACACTCTCGTTTATTTAAGGATAAGCCTAATATAAATAATTAATTATATAGTCAATATATAGACATAAAAAATAAATCATAAAACATAAAATTTAAATAAATAGAATAAAAAAATGACTGTTGGTGCTTTATTACAAATTGAATATGGGAATACTGACCGTATGGCGTTTTTAACGCTTAACCCACAAATTACACATTTTAAATCAGTGTATAGAAAATATACGAATTTTGCTACTGAATTTATAACAGTTCAACCAACGACAGATAATGATCTGTCTTGGGATAGTGAAAAAACAGTAGAATTTACAATACCTCGTGATGGTGATGCTATAAAAGATATGTATTTAACATTTGAATTACCAGATATTTATTCTAATTCAACCTATCAATTTCAATGGATTAAACGTATTGGTGAATATATTGTAAAAGAAGTATCTATACAATTAGATACAAATCAAAATTTAGATAAACATTATGCTGAATGGCTTCATGCTTATAGTGAATTAAATTATAAAGAAGGTAAAAAAGATGGTTATTATAGAATGATAGGTCATGTGCCTGAATTATATAATCCTGCGAATGCTCCTGGAAATAATGGAACTTATCCTTCCACTGCTTATGCTCCTTCTATTATAAATAGAAAAGTGTATTTACCTCTTATTTTTTGGTTTAATAAATATGCGTCGCTTAGTTTTCCATTAATAGCAACACAAAGGTCAGAATTAAAAGTAAGATTTTTATTAAGACGCTTAAGTGAATTATACACTATTATTGACCCGTCATCAGGTTATAGAATTAAACCAACAACAGTAAGTCATTATATAGGTAATTTTTTTTCACCATCAACAACAGATAATGGTTTGGTGATTACCCCACGTTTAGAAATAAATAATATATTTTTAGATAATGAAGAAAGAAAACGTTTTGCTATAACATCACACGATTATTTAATAACTCAAGTTCAAAAAATAGAAGAAACTTATAAACAAAATAATATACAAGTGGATTTAAAAAATATTAATAAACCAGTATCACAAATTGTATTTATGATACGTAGGACAGATATGGAAGAAGTCAATGAATGGTCTAATTTTACAAATTGGAATCAAGAAACAATACCACCTTATTCTAATGGTTATTTTAACCCACACGGTTCATCATTAACAATTGATGATACTACTATAAAATATTATAAAACATCTAATTTATTAAAATCAGCAACATTTAAAATACAAGGTAATGAACTTACAACAGGTAATGTTAGTAATAATGATACACCTAAAACATCTCGTATTAATGGTAAAGATTCTGTATTTTATAATTTACTGGAAAATTTTAATTCTAATAATAATATGCCAAAAGAAGGTATATATACATATTCTTTTGCTTTAGATAATTCAGATATACAACCAACAGGTGCTATTAATATGTCTTCATTAGATAATAAAAAACTAGATTTAATATTAACCGAATTAAAATCAACTGGTTATACTACACCTAGTTCACCTTATAATTATAATGTATTTGTATTTGCAGTTAATTATGATATATTGTCTATTATGGGAGGTATCGGTGGTCTCAAATACGCAAATTAGATTATTTTTATTCTATTTCATTCTAGATACATCTTTTTTATTTTTACTTTTTATTTTTTATAATTTATAAATATAGTTTAATAATTTTATAAAACTATTTTGTAAAAATTTATTAGGCTTATGCTTAAATAAACGGGTGTGTTTATTAATTGAAACATTACCTAAAACATTTTTCAAATATTTATATGCTGATAAAGGTTATAATTCTATTAAATTAAAAACAAGACTATTAAATAGTCACCATATAAATTTAATATATCCATATAAACAAAACCAAATAGATAAAAATACAATAGAAGATAAACGAGGACTACAAAATAGAATGAGAGTAGAACATGTTAATAACTTTTTAAAACAAAATAAATCATTAAATACCAGATATGAAAAACATATTTTAAAATTTGAAGGTTTAGTATATCTAGGTTGTTTAAATTAGATTTACAATTATGTTTCGCGCGTTTTATAAATTTTAAATTTTAATTATATTTATAAAAGGTATATTTTTAAAAATATTTTTAAATAATAGTTAATCATAGTATCAATTATTAGATTAGAAATAAATTTTGAAATAATATATTATTAAATAATAATATAAACATAATTTTATTTTCAAAATAAAATTTAAA